GCCGAGGTCGCGCGCCAGGAGCTGGGCCGGGTCGAGAAGTCAGGCTGGTATGAGCGGTTCGCATACTTGCAGGACGATGAGGCTTTCTTCGATATGGTCGACCGCCGCGAGCTGTCGCGCGCGACCTTTAACGCCCTGTTTCGTCATATCAAGTGTGTCTCCATCCACGCCACCGGCAAGTCCGCCCGTCGAGTCGAGGCCAGCGTATGCTTTGACGAGAACCGCCAGGCCGCTGGCGCCAAGTCACTGGTCGGTATCACCTACTCAGCGGGTGAGTCAGTCCTAGTCGATAAGGATGGCCAGGTTTACGGCAACCGCTGGCGCGACGCGCGCCCGACACCTGTGGCCTGCGACATCAGCATCTGGCTGCGCCACCTCGCGCGCATGGTCCCGATAGACTTCGAGCGCGAGCACCTCCTGAACGTGTTGGCCCACAAGGTCCAGTATCCCGGCCATAAGATCAACCATGCCGTTCTGCTGGGCGGCAAGCCAGGCAGTGGTAAGGACACGCTGCTGGCGCCCTTCTTCTGGTCGATCGGAGGCCCGGCCAAGGTTAACTGCTCAATGGTCAAAAACGAGGATTTAACGTCGCAGTGGGGCTACGGGCTGGAGTGCGAAGTGATGGAGATTGCCGAGCTGCGCCAGAGTGAGGCCAAGGATCGCCGGGCGCTGGAGAATCACCTTAAGCCCGTCATCGCCGCCCCGCCCGAGTACCTCCCCATCAATCGTAAAGGTTTACACCCTTACATGGCCCTTAACCGGGTGCTGGTCGTCGCCTTCTCCAACGAGCGCGTCTCCATCAGTCTCCCCTCTGATGATAGGCGCTGGTTCGTACTGTGGGCCGAGGCCGGGCGCCTCCCAGAAGCCGAGGCCGTGGGCCTCTGGAATTGGTATCACCACCGGGGCGGCTTCGCAGGCGTGGCCGCTTGGCTGATGGCCCGTGACGTGTCCGCTTTCAACCCGTCCGCCCCGCCACCTATGACCGAAGCGAAGGCCATAATGATCGATGCAGGCATGAGTACTGCCGAGTCGGTGCTGACTGAGATGCTACGGGAGCGGCGTGGTCCCTTCGCGGCCGGCGTGATCGGCTCGCCGTTTCACACGATATGCGACCGGGTCCAGGGGTCTGGCGCCGCGCCGCCCGGCGTCAAGATTGTGCAGGCCGCGCTCTTCCACGCCCTGCGCGAGGCCGGGTGGTCGGATATGGGCCGGTTGACCTCCCGCGAGTTTCCCACCAAAAAGCATATCTTCGCGGCGCCCGACGTGGCCGGGCTTTCTAAGTCGGATATGCGCCGCGCCGTGGCGTAAAAAAAGCCCCTTTCGGGGCTTGTTACAGGTTCAGCAGTACTGCCACTAGGGCGGCCAGCAGCGCCGCCGCTAAGAGCATTCCATACTGTCCTCGCCCTCGGGTACGCTCACCCGATCGCTAAGACCCTCATAAAAACCGACTAGGTTAGCATCGCCGTAGGGCGCCGCATTGTTTTTAAACAGCTTGCGAGTACTGTTTAGTGCGTAGTACTGCCCGACATACGCCGCCGTGGATAGACTGGCGCCATCGGTCGGGTATCGTCGTTCACATCCGCCCTTGGGCTTGACGGGCTTGTGCTTACCCGTCAATTTTAGAATGTCGGTCATAAAAGTGTGCCGGTCATCGCGCACTGTGTACCGAGCGCGGTTAAGTGTGATGGTTTTCATGTGTTCACCATAGCATGGTCGGTGCGTTGCAGGTCATGCCGATTAATAACCCAATAGGCTTTGCCCGTGAGTGAGCTATAGCAACGTGTTGCGATTGTGGCTTTGCCTGCTTTTATCAAGCGTTTAGCGTATGCAAGTGAAATTATCATACTTTACTCCAGGTTATTGGCATGAGTGCCCGTCAGGCGCCGCCCGGGCGCCTGACAGTCCATCACGGCGTGAGGACGTCAAAGTAGGCCAGCATGGCGGCCAGTAGCCCGGCCAGCAGCAGGGCAAACAGCGCGAGAGTAGCGGCCTTACGCATTGCAACACCCGCAGCATGGCGCGTCTTCGCAGCGCCCGGCTTTGTTGCGGTAGTACTCGCGACCGCCGGACGTCCAGACGTGAGACACCCAGGTCGGGTTATACCGGCTCGCGGCTTGCTGGCCGTCGTCTAGGTCGCCCATATCGCCCGGTTCGGCCAGCCATGCTCGTTTGGTGGCCGTGTCATATTGGATCTGGTCGCCGGGCCGGATGCTGGCGCCGGTGCGCGAATCGAACCCGGCGTATCGGGCATTCATAGTCTTAATCATTTGTCTTCCCCATTGTCCAGATACCGGGCCGCAGCGTCGGCCACCGGCACGCCCGTGAAATAAAAGTGTAAGGCCGTCGGCCAGTCGATGCGGCCAGATTTTGATGGGTCGAGCGCGATAACAGCATCATTAAATTCGGCCAGATACCGGGCCTGACGCTGTGCTTTAGTTTGATGTTTCATAGTGTTAATCCTTAGGTTATAGCGTGCCGAATGCGCGCCCATGAGCGGCCAGCGTAGCCGCTCATAGTCGGGCATTAGGCCGCAGCTATCGCTATCGTCCGACGGGCATGGCCGGCGGCATGGTCTGCGATCACGATATCGCGCGCCTGTATGCTGGTGCCGGCGCATAGTGTGCACTTGGCGCAGGTTGATTTTCTACCCGCTTCGGCACTAGCAGGGCACGATGCTTCGCCGGGTTGGACGTCGACGCCCTGCGATACCCGGAAAACCCGCATACCCAGTAGGTTAGCTTTGGCCGCTTGATCGATTGTGTCGGCACTAGCCATCACCAATGGCGCCCATGCGTCGACGTCAAAATCTGGCCGGTCCCATTGATGCGTATACCCGCGCCGGCCTAGTGCGTATCGGGTAGTTTGGTTCCACATTTGGACCGGGGCGGCAAATGGATCGCCATACGTACCGATGCGGACAATCTTACCGGCCAGAGCGGCCGCTATTGTGGCCGGGTCCGCTTTGACGTATCTACCGCGCCGGTATGCGTTATAGACCGATAGCACTGATTTTGCTACCTGTACATAGCATGGTGCGGCGCCGGTCCTGCGCGCCAGTTTAGGCCTATGCTCGCAGCTACCGCATACGCTCGCGTCGTCGCCGGTCTGCAATGCTTTGACCGGGTCAATGTCGGACCGGATGATAAAGCTCTGCACAATGGCGCCGGTCTTCGCGTTCTTGCTACCGTCTAATTTGTTGATGATGACGACAATGGGCGCGCCGTCGATGGCCGATGGACCATCATATGCGATGTAGCCTAAGATTTTCATGGTGTGTACTTTAATGAATGCCGACATTGGCATAGTGTCAGTGTAACAGATTTTATAGCGGTGGAATAGGTGTTTACCCTGATTTGTAGTCAATGTGGTCAATTTGTAGTCAATGTTTTTTGACGTGATTGACTACATGCGTACAGGGGGGGAATGGCTGTTTGTAGTCAATGTAGTCATTGTTTCTGTTTAACTATTATGTGAGATATATATGTATAGGTTAGACCGGGCGCCAGCAGCGCAAACGTGAGCCTTGATGAAATAGATGACTACATTGACTACAATGACTACCGCGCCAATGAAAAGCTGTAGTCAATCAGGCAAAAAACTACAGCCTACAGATTGACTACAGCATTGACTACAAAGGACCATCATGGCCGGAACCAAAAAGAAACGTAGCGACTTAGAGCTGCTCGATGCGATAGACCCTGAACTGATAACGGGGATGCTAGAGCATGGCAAGAGCATCGCCGATATCTGTCTGGCGCTGGGCATCAGCAAGCGCGCCCTGGATATCTGGATACGTCAAACGGGATTCGAAGACGATATACTACGTGCGCGCGTGCGTGCCGCCGACATGATGGCTTGCGATACGCTACAGATAGCTGACTCAATACCCGACGACAATCCATCTCGCCCCTTGCACCGCATCCGAACGCGACAATGGTTAGCTGAGCGATGGGACCCCAAACAATATGGCACCAAGCAAACCGAAGTGAGCATTAACATCGGAAGCCTACGCCTGGATGCACTACGGCAAATCGAAGTGAGCACTAACATCGAGGCTGACACTGTATAGACGTACAGCCCCCCCCCTTTGACAAAAAGCTGGGGGGTGTAAACTGCAGCACCAAACACCTAGCAAACCACCCACAAACCACCCACAAACCACCCACAAACCACCCACATTGACTAGCAAACTGCCCACAAAAAATTTAAAAAAATGAGTGACAACCCATTTGTTGCTTTTACGCAACTATACCGAAACAACCCTGTGTTGTTTGTGAAAGAGGTGCTGGGCGTTAAGCCTGACCCGTGGCAAGAGGAATTCTTGGGGCACATTGCCGCCAACAACAGGCGCATCAGCGTCAGAAGCGGACATGGCGTAGGCAAGAGTACGGCAGCGTCCTGGGCCATCATCTGGTACCTGCTACTGCGCTTCCCCGTAAAGATTGTGGTGACAGCCCCCACCAGCAGCCAACTCTACGATGCGCTGTTCGCTGAACTGAAGCGATGGGTAAAACAACTTCCCGCGCCGTTACAAGAGCAACTGGAGGTGAAGCAGGACCGGATTGAAGTTAAGGAGGCACCTACTGAGGCGTTCATCAGCGCCAGGACCAGCCGAGCAGAGCAGCCCGAGGCGCTACAGGGTGTCCACTCCGACAACGTGATGCTGGTGGCTGACGAGGCCAGCGGTATACCCGAGCAAGTGTTTGAGGCGGCAGCAGGCAGTATGTCAGGCCACAAGGCCGTAACGCTACTCTTAGGCAACCCGGTACGCAGCAGCGGTTTCTTCTTTGATACCCACAACCGCCTCAAGGATGACTGGGTGACGATGAAGGTGAGCTGCGCCGACAGCCCGAGGGTGTCAGACGCCTATATGGACGAGATGAAGTCTAGGTATGGCGAGGAGAGCAACGCCTATAGGATAAGGGTTCTGGGCGACTTTCCGCGCAGCGACGACGATACGGTGATACCTATGGAGCTGCTGGAGGCGGCAACTAATAGGGACGTAGCAGTCAGTCCAATAGCCAAGGTTGTGTGGGGGCTAGACGTTGCTCGGTTCGGGTCAGACCGCAGCGCCTTGTGCAAGCGGCAGGGTAATGCAGTTACCGAGCCAGTGAAGACGTGGAAGAACTTGGACCTGATGCAACTCACTGGTGCGGTGATGGCTGAGTACCAGGCGCTACCGCCAGACCAGCGTCCGCATGAGATTATGGTGGATAGTATTGGCCTGGGGGCTGGTGTGGTTGACAGGTTGCGTGAGTTGAAGTTACCAGCCATCGGCATTAACGTGGCAGAATCCCCGGCATTGGGGAGTACGTATAGGAACCTGAAGGCTGAGTTGTGGCACAAGGCCAAGGCATGGCTGGAGAAGCGGGACTGCGTTATACCCAAGGATGAGTCCTTGATTGCTGAACTGGCGACAGTGAGATACTTTTTTACCAGTGGGGGTAAAATTCAGATTGAGGGCAAGGACGAGATTCGTAAGCGTGGCTTGGCGTCACCCGACAAGGCAGACGCATTTTGCCTTACATTTGCTTCCGATGCCGGGACTGCAATGTTCGGCTCGCAGATGCATAAGTATGGTTCCAGTTTGAAACGTAACCTGACGAGGGCAGCATGAAACTTACAGCAGCAACCAAGAAAATTGCAAAGGTGATGGGTGAATTTAAAGACAAGAAGCTGATGAGCAGCTCTGGTCAGAAGGTCAAGACCCGTGACCAGGCCGTGGCTATCGCCATGTCCGAGGCGCAGAAGATGAAGAAGGGGATGAAATGAGAACCATCCCAAAAGATATGCAA